GCCGTGGTCAGGTGCGGGGCCTTGATTCTCCGGATATCTTTGCCTTGATATTGAGTGGTGAGGTAATCGACGACGATAATTTGACGGCCTTTGAGGGGGCCGTTTTTGATCGTGAGCTGTTGGTCTTTTTTAGGGTGGTTACGCATCTTTCTTTTTCTCCTTTTCGTCTCGGTTGTACTCGTCTAGTGCGTTTTTTACGGCGTGCAAACATGGGCATTTTGTCAGCTTCATTCCATCGGTCGTCAATACCGTTTTGCGTGATGAGATATTCAAGCAAGAACATGATGCAACAACCCGCGTGTGCAAGGTGAAAGAGTCCGGTCTCACGGTCGTGAGTTTCCCCCCGCATGTGAGCGAACAAGTGGCCGATTGCGGCTCTGATATAGCGCGAGTGAAGCATGCCAAGTCTCCAGTTCCCAGCGCTGTACTTCCGAGCACCGATCGTAAGGACTTTGGCAATCTCCTCAACCGCAAGCGTCGATATAAGATCAAGCCTAACCTTTTCAGCATCGAACTTCACTCCTTTATTGCGCATAGAAACTCCTTCACGGTCATGCCGAATCGCGCCCCATTCTGTGGGACGCGAGTGCCCGGCAGGCACTCTCCTGACTTGAACCACGTCGACTTCTTATGGAAGTCTCGGGAATACATTGCACCAATGCTCCTACAGATTTCGGTCTCAGGATCGTAGAACATGAAGTGATAGTCCCCCTCAAACTGAGGGTTATATCGTGTCGTCTCGACAAGCACGTACCTACCGTAGTGAAAATTCTTGCAGCTCATGGTCTTGACGTCAACGCCCATCGCGCCCCGCTCAAAATCAATATCACTGCCTCCGATCCCTCTCACGTCAAGCGCTTCGGGATGAAGAAGCTGGTAGCAGGTCTCTCCGATGCAGGATCGAAAGCGTGCGTTGAAAGTGTTCGTAACCCGAATCTTGTCTTCCCCCGTGAAGAGTCGAAGCATATCCGCATGAGCCTGACCTTTGATCTTGGGACTCACGCGCACGCCCCTGATAGTCATCGGAAGATCTTACCATACGCAAAGAGCTTCAGTAACTCTTCCGCAGGCAGGCACGCATAGAGTTTCGAGCCGTTGCGCTTGAAGAAAAGCACCGGGGTGTGATCGGCTGCGTTGTCCTCACATTGCTTCAGTGACTCCCAGATACGAATCTGCTCAACGTTCTTCACTTCGATCGAGATCGGGAGCATAGACCGTGCCAGTGGAGAGAGCTTGATGTCCTCTCCCGTCATGCCGCCACGCTCTCGAAACACATCTGTATCCAAGAGCGCAGGGAAGAAGCGATGAATCAGCTCCTTCACTTCGTTTGCGGCCCTGCGGCCCTTGGCCTTACAGCTCTTCGTGTTCATACGCACACCTTTCTAGGCTCGATGTGGACCCCGAGCAAGACCGGGCTTTTACGCCCGGTCGAAAGCTCTTCAACCACGTACTTCCCGTTTTGGGTGAAGTAGATGTTGCCCCCTTCGGTGGGTTCGATCGAGTAGATGCGGCCAAAGCCCACGAAGTTGTCGATATCCTCTGACTTGTCGTTCGTGAGCCAAAGGTCGAAGTGCTTCCCTGGATAATGCTTGGAATAGCTGTAACCAAAGTAACGGTCTGACTCCCATTCCTGGGTTGCAAGCTCGTCACAAAGCCTGATCTCTACGTGACCTTGACATCCCGGAGTGCAGATGTGCTGCTTAATGAAGCCCCTGCGTGGTCGAGTCTTCAGAACGGTGACTTGATACCTTACCAGTTTGTAGCTCATATTATTTCTCCCAGCATGAGGCTAAATGTCCGTCCACGTCAAGAGGAACCCGGCCGTGGGGAGTATCCAGTTTGTAAGCTTTCATGTAATAGTCAACCGTCTCTTTGCAAAACTTCTCTTTTCCTTTAGGAAAGCGCCACACCACTTCGTCATGGACCCAAAGCAAAGGCTTTGCATCCACCCCGAGCTGACAAAAGCGGCGGTACGCTAACAGGCTGGCATGCAGGATAACGTCGGAGGCAGTACCCTGCACGAGTGTGTTGAAGAGCGTCATGTGTACGGAAGAAGAATCCCTGGCCTGCACAAGACGCCCCATGAATGTATGGATGATATGGCCTGAGTTGTAAGATTCTTCCAACCCTTGCTTCCATGCAAAGGTATCTTTCATTCCCTCCCGAAAGGAGAGCACCATGTCCTTGCAGCGGTCAAGAGGGATGTCCATCTCCTCGCGCACCAAGCACATCGTTTGAAACGTGTAATATCCAGTCCCGTAGATGATCGAGAGGTCTCCGAGCTTGGCGGTCTTGCGCAGATGCCCGTGGCTGTTTTTGACATCCGACTCGGGCACCCCTTGGGTCTCCTTCGGGAAGAACTTCTTCGTCGCGAAGTTATGATAGTCCCTGCCGTCTTGAAAGAGCTTCACAAGCTCCGCATCCCCGGTGTAGTGAGCAACAAGCCTTGGCTCGATCTGGGAGCTGTCTACGGTGTAAATCGAATACTTTTCAGGTCTCCCAACAAGAAAGGGAAGGCGTAGTCCTCCTTTAACATTTTGAAGATTTGGTCCCGCAGAAGAGAGCCTGCCCGTTCTCGTGCCTGTGGCGTTAAAGGTCGTGTGAATTCTGCCTTGTACGCAAGCCGCAATATATTGCTTGAGGTAGCTGACTTCGGTTTGCTTTTGGCGGTATCTGAGGAGGGCTTCCGCAATCGGCAGCTTCTGCCTGACCTTGGATCTAATGAGCACAAATTTGTCGGTTCCTTCTTTTTCGATCCACTCATTGGTTTCCTTATCCCTTTTCTCGACGTCCATATCGACGCCGTAATAACCCAGAAGAACTTTCATTTGCTCCGGGCTGTTGAGGTTGAAGTGACTTGGCAAATCGGACAGTTTTTCCCGCAGCGATTCGGCATATCGAGTTCTAACTGCTCCGGCTTTAGAAGTATCTTTGAGCCGTTTGGAAATGTAACTTGCGCATCGCTCGTGCGCGTCTTTCGAGAGTTCGTCGACGAGACCTTGCCTGTAAGTCTTGAAGGCTTCTTTTCCGAACTCGTGGACCTTGGCTTCGAGGAGCTTGGCCTGGTTGATGGTTTCTTGGTAGAGATTTTGGAGCTTGGTTTCATCTACGAGCACTCCTTCGTATTCCGCTTCTGCCAAAAGTTTCGTCCAGGGTAGAAGCTTACTTTGATAAAATTCGAGCGTTCCGTCCTGCTCAGACATGCCCAATAACTTCTCGTGGAGAAGGTATGTGTATCGGCAGTCCTTCTCGTTATATAAAGGGTCATCGTGGGATGCTGGGTTCTCCCAGAAGGGATCGACCCCGAGATAATACGGAGCCATGGTTTTGAGAGAAAGCGGTTTCCCGTCTCGGTGGCGTTGCTTGGGGGGAAGTCCTTCATTTAGCTTCTTCCTTTTCTGGTTATACTCGAACAGATATTTCTTAGGGACTTTGTGGCTGACGACACTCCCGAGAAGCTGGGTGTCTCCCACGATCTCTCGCGGCGTGAGAGTAGAGCCCTTCGCTTTAAGCGTTTTATAGTCAAATTTGCCACCATGGAGAATGACACTCCATGAAAAAAGGCTCCGAGCGTCATCAAACGCAGATGCCGTTCTAAAAATGTGGTAAGTCTCCCCATCGTACACCCCAATGATATCGATCTTATTCTGCTTGAAGTGAAGCGCGTGGTCACACTTGGACGAGTTCGAGTTGCCGTAACCGGCACACGACTCAACACCACACGACGTCTCGATGTCGAGTGCTGCAATCATTTCTTCACCTTACTGCGCTTCATACGAACGGTTTTTACGCTAAGCTTGTACCGGCCCATAAGCTTCGCTTTAATCTCGTACACATCAGCATCGTCTCCGTGAGTGGACAGTAGATCCTTAATGGAGTCGTACATCATCCAGTAACCATAGTCATCGTTCTCAACTTCCCAATACCCGTATTGCTTCAATCGAGGTTTAACCATGACGCATCATCTCCGCGAGCTGGAACGAACGATTGCCAACCTGGCGCGACCAAGACGAGTCAAGCATCTCTTTTGCTGCGGCCTCAAAATCTCCCGACGCCGTTGCCATGTGCATCTTCTTGAAGTCTCGAAGTTTCGAGATCCCCATGTTGAAGCACATGTTAACGTAGACCATCTGGCGGTCTCGTGACAGCCTGCCCACCCATGGGAAGTAAAGCTCGACGTCGATGCAAGCAGAACGAAGATCGTTCTCAAGAAGCATGTCGGCTTCGTCTTTGGTGATCCCCCGATCGTGAAGGTTTCGGCCCACTCCAATCGTGAGCTTGCCTTTCGTATCCATGTAGGGCATCAGCTTGATGCCTTCATGAAGCTTCATGAGGCATTTAAGTTCGGAGTCCTTGTAAGAAATCATCAACATCATCCTTGGTTGAGTGTTTACTGCAACAAGTCTCTACTGGACCGAGCACGTTGTCAAGCGTTTTGTACACTTCTTTTGTGACTGTACACACGTGCCAGTCAATACAGGTTTTCCACTTGCGTTTTCCGACCTTCTGACGAAAGGTCCGACGAATCTCAATATCGGCAGTTGAGGCATCTTCGCGCACGTAGCAAAAGAGAGGCTTCACCTGCGGCCCTTCAATAGCAAATGAGGCATGGGTCTTTTCATCCCCCATGCCCCACCAGATTCCGTCAAGATAGAATCGTTTCAAGATCCTGCGTTTGTAGATACGCTCCGCTCCAAAACAGTGTTGCAGCTTATCGAGATCGTCACATTCAAACTCGTCAAATGGACGAATCAAAGACTGCGCTGCATACACAAGAAGCGGTTCTTGCCACCATCGTGAAAGCCATCTGCTTCTTGCCATGGATCATTACGCTACTCGGGCTTCAGACGACTTGGAAGAAGATTTTTTGTTTGAGCACTTCATGCCCTTCTTCTTTTTCTTCTTCTTGCTCTTGGTCTGAGTTCCAGCCGTAGCTAGGACCGTGGCAATCCCTTGCACCACGTCTTTGAGTTCAGCCCAAGTCCTGAGCCATTTCTCAAGCGTCCGTACTGAAATACCGAGTGCGTGAGCCGAATCCGAACGGTGGCCCCCGTGCGCGGTCAACTCTTTCTTGATCTGGTCTGCCATTGCGGTTTTCAGGGAACCACCCATCAAATGCGGTCGTTGCTGTGCTCTCATTGGCACCTCCATGATGCACGTTATGTCAGTATTTCAGTCGAAGTAAAGAAGAAAAGCACTGACCACTATATATAGTGGTGCTTAAACGCCGCCCAAAGCCCGATAGCGGCAGCGTTAGGGCGGCGGGCGGAATAGAAAGGGAATTAGATACTTACAACTTCGTGCTTGACAGAGTATCTTTACATACTATAAAGATTCTTTATAGCTATACGGTACTTCGCTCCGTATATACTCCGCTCAGTACCTAAACGCGTTTAATAGTTTAAACGCTACTTAGCTTAAACACTACTCTGCAATACCCCGCCTAACTTTTCCCTTCAAACGGTACTTGACCCCGAACCCGACTTGAGTCATGATGCTTTACATATGAACTTAGTAACGTATCTTCGTGACAAAGGGATTCCTGTCAGCTTGAAGGAAAAGAACAACGCGTATGTCGAGTGTCCGTGGTGCGGGCACGAGACGGTAAGCATCAACGTGCACAACGGTGTCTGGCAGTGCTGGCATGCGGACTGTACCACGGATGGGAAGAAGAACCGCGCGGGTCCATTCACAAAACTTCTTGAGCAGTGGAACATGCCTGCCCCGGCTGAGGGGTTTTCTTTCCGTGAGCCTCCGAAGGAGGACAAGACTCTCACGGAAGAAGATCGAAACTTCATCATCTCGTGCAGCCAGAACAAGGCTGAGGTGATTGAATGGGCGGCATCGCGGAGCCTGGATGGCGCAGCGATGCTCAAGCTCGGGATTGGGTGGGACAAGACGCAGAACGCAGTCGTATTCCCTTTCCATGACGAGAAGGGTAAACTGATTGGAGCCAAGTTCAGATCTCAGCTTGGCCAATGGATCAAAGGAGAGGAGCCAAAGCTTTATGCACCTAATCCGAAGGATATTCGTTCAGAGAAAGTGGTCGTCGTTGAAGGAGAAGTGGATGCTCTCACGCTTCGGCAATTCGGTGTCCCCGTCGTTGCTACGCTCGGCGCTGGAAAGACCAAGGGACTCAAGCTACTTTCAGGGACTCGAAAGATCTACCTCGGATATGATATGGACCCTGCCGGTGACACAGGATGTGCCCGCCTTTTATCAGAACTTGGATCTTACCGCTGCGCTCGTGTCACCTGGGGAGACAAAGACCCCAACGATTGGCTTCAATCAGGTGCCGCTAAAGAGCAGATCATCCAGGCCATCAAGGATGCAAAACCTTGCACGAAAGATACGGCAAGCATTTCGGCGCTCGACGCGCTAGGAGTTTACTTCGATGAGCATGAAAAAGGACTCAGGCCAAGGCGGAGCTGGGGATACGAAAGACTCGACACGTTCACACGCGGCATTGGCGGCGGAGAGCTGGTTGGAATCCTTGCAGAGTCAGGCACTGGAAAAACTACTTTTATCCTCAACGTCCTGTCCAACCACGTGGCTCAGGGTATCAAAGTCGGGTTTGCATCCCTGGAAGAACATCCCATCCACGAGATCACGCCCAAGCTCTACTCAGTCCTCCTCGGACGAAACATCTCCAAGCACGGGATGTCGAAAGACGACGCGAGGCACATCGAAAAAGAGCTGAGCATGGTGCAGCTCTACAACAAGAAAGTGGAGCTTGATGAGGTTCTTGATTGGGTGAAGGAGTGCTATTTCCTTCATGACGTGAAATGCATCGCGATCGATTACTTCCAGCTCCTGGTTCATGACGAGGAGAGCGTTCAGGACATCAAGGATACGATCTTCAAGATCAAGGATCTCACGAAAGAGATGCCTGACCTTTGCATCTTGCTCGTGATTCAGCCCAAGCAGAAGCAGCGAGGGCGTACCAAGGATGGCAAGGAAGCCAAGCCCATGAAGCTCGAAGGGGCCGATGCCCGTGGGGGTTCAGCCATCAATCAGACCATCGATAAGATGCTGACCATTTGTGGTGTGCCAGGGCACCCGAACATCACGCAATACGAATACACCAAGGCCCGTGGGCATTTGAATGTCTCCAAGCGAGACTGGCTCAACAAATTCACGCAGCTTGAATACAACCATGATACTTTGAGGATGACTGAGATTCAGGCAATTGTTTATGGGAGTGAATAATGGCTACGCGATTTTATTTACCAAGTTCGAGTGGAACCCCTTCGATCTCACCTACAACTGACTCTTGGCCAGGTGGCAACGGAAGCAATTTTGTACGCTTGACGAACAGTATTGTAAACTCAGGTTCGACTTTAACGACTCAAAGCGAGACTACGGGTGCCGCTGGTTCGGTGTGTTATAAGCAATTTGTTTCACCTCCCTTGTTGGGGGCGCAATCTGTGACCGGTACGGTTTCTTGGGCGGTGTGGGGCACGGATTCGGCAGCTGATACGGCCTCTGTTGTAGATATTCGTGTGATTCAATCCGATGGCACCACTGTTCGTGGTGTGGCTCTCACTCGAACGGTCGGTTCTGGAAATTTTACTTCGGCAGGGCGTACAGACTTTGCTAATGCTATTGCAATTACTACGGTGTCGGCTCAGCACGGAGACTTTATCGTTATTGAGATGGGTGCAAAGTCGTTGACTTCCAATAACCGAACTCCAATCCTGACTTTCGGAGGTTCCGGCTC